TGCGTACAACAGCCCTACAAATACTAATATCCCTATGGCAACTGCTGAACAAGGCTACTACGGCCCTGGGTTAAATTATTAAGGAATAGCTATGCCAATTGATCCAAGTATCCCCCTCCAAGCCAAAGGCGTTCAATTACAAACCCCAATTAATCAATTGGGTATGATGAACGAAGCAATGAAATACAACGAAATGAATCGTTCTATTGATACGCAAAACAAATTGCGTGACCTTTATTCACAAGGTATTGATGTTGGTACGCCTGAAGGTTTTAAACAAGTTGCGGCGCTTGATCCTGCAACGGCGTTAAAACTTCGCGCGGATGCCTTACAAGGTCGTAAACTTGAAGGTGATATTAAAAAAACAGGTGTTGAAATTGACCAAAAAACTTTTGATTTAGTTAAACAAAAGATGTCTGATTTGGCATTTAACCCTTCAGATAACAACATTAAAGCGCATTTAGAAGATGGCATTTTGCGTAAAGAAGTAACGCCGCAACAAGCGCAAGCTACATGGCAAGCCGTATCTGCGTTGCCTTTAGACAAGCGAAGCGCTTATTTTACCGATTTAGGTATGAAAGCGGCTGAACGCGCACAAATACAAACTACACGCCGTGGTCAAGATATTAGCGCATCTACAGCTATACGTGGGCAAGATCTTACAAACGCTAGAGCGCTTGAAAATCAGGCGTTGCAGTACGGCCCAGACGTTGTGGCTAACACGGTCACGGACGCCGCAGGTAATGTAACTCAATTTAACCGTCAAGGCCAAGTTATTGGTAAGCCAGGTCAAGTTGGTAAGCCAAGCGCTACATACGAAAAAACGGCTGCGATGCAAAAACAAATGGGCCGAGATCTTGATTTGGCTATTACTGAAATTGGCAACGCCATTAAGCCAGGTGGTTTACTTGAGAAATCTACCGCCAGCGGTGCGGGTAAGCTTCGTGATGCGGCTGGTAATTTTATTGGTTACGCAACAGAAGGTTCAGTTGCAGCGGCTTCATTAAAACCAATTGCTGACTTAGGTCTTAAAATGGTACCGCGCTTTGAAGGCCCACAGTCTGATAAAGATACTGCGTCTTATAAAGAAGCTGCTGGTCAATTGGCAAACGAAAATTTACCTGTTGCTACAAGACGTGCGGCTGCTGAAACCGTTGTACGCTTAATGAAAGCTCGTAAAGGTCAGTTTGTTAATCAAACAATGGCAAACGAGGGTATTAACGCTGGTACACCTGCGTTGCCTGATGGCTTTACTCCAGATAAATAAGGGTCGTTATGGCACTTCAAACCGCTACTAATCCCCAAACAGGGGAGCGCCTTGCCTTAGTTGGTGATTCTTGGCAACCTATTACTCAATCAGCTACTAATAAAGAAGGTGTTAAAGCCTATTTAATTGGCGATAAATGGCTAACTGATACACCTGCTGAACCTGAAGCGCGTCAAAACGTTGGCGCTGAGCTACCCGCGTTTGCTAAAACTAGCCCTAACCTATATTCTGGTTTGGTAAAAACCCGTCAAATGCTTGGCCCTACTGCGGAAATGCTTGGCGGTGTTGGGGGTGGTGTGCTTGGCGCTCCTGGTGGCCCAGTTGGTGTTGTTGGCGGCTCTGCCCTTGGCTATGCTACAGCTAAAGAATTGCTCAATAAAGCTGACGTAGCCCTTGGATTAGCGCCTGCTGAAACAGGTGGTCAAGCTATGAGCCGCGCAGCGGGCAACGTCGCTGAAGGCGCTGCTTTTGAAGTAGCCGGCGGCGTGGTTGGTAAAGTGCTTAATAAGCTAGTAGACGCTGGTACGGCAGCGGTCGGTAAAGTTTTTGACCTCAACCAATTACCTAAACAATTGGCCGCTAAAGTAGTAAAAGAGTCATTTGAAACACCTCAAAACGTTGCTGCGGGGCGTAATGCGCTACAAGCAGCCGTTAAAGCTGGTGATAATGTAACGGCTCAACAAGCGCTTGCACAAGGCAAAGTAGTTGCGCCAGGCGCTCAGGCGCTAATACAAAAAGCACAGGCTAAAGTTGCACCGTCAATCCAAGCAACTAAAGATTTGGCTGATGAAGCTGCACGGATGTCTACCATTAAAGAAATTACGCCAGATCTTAAGTTAGGTATAGACACGCGTAGAGATGCCGCTAAGCCATTCTTTAAAGAAGCCGATGCAACTATTGTTCCAATTGATAAAGATTTATCCGATGTATTAGCTCGTATGCCTGAAGGCACTTTAACTGCTGCGGCTAAGATTGCCAAAATGGAAGGTCGCCCATTTGTAATGGGTAAGACTACAGCGCCGACAATGCAGCCTACTGGTGTGCTAGACGCAGCTGGTAATCCTGTAATGCGTGAGGTTGCAGGTAACACCGCTGAATTAACTGGTGAATCAATGCACTTTATTAAACGCGCGTTATCAGATGTTGCTTATGGGCCTGCTACTACAGACGCCGGTATTGATATGCAAAGAGCCGCGCAAAAACTTTTAAAAGATTACACCAAAGTATTTGAAACTAAAGTGCCTCCTTACGCTGAAGCCCGTAAAATATTCTCTGACTTATCTGCTCCAGTTAACCAAGCGCAAGTTCTTAAAGAAATGGCGTCTGTGTTGGAAAAACCAGGTGGCGGCGAGCGTATTGGCCCATTCCTTAATGTATTAGGTCGCGGCGAAACCGCCATGCTTAAACGGGCAGGCGGCAAAGGCGCTCCTCGTTTTGAGGCTTTAGATGAGGTATTAACACCTGAACAGTTACAAACTGTAATGGGTGTTGCAAAACAATTAGAAACAGATGCGTCTGTTGGCTTACAAATATCACAAGGGCAACAATACGCAACTGATTTATTGAAAAAGCATTTGGCTAGTTATAGACTGCCCAACATATTTAACGTAGTTGCAACTACAGCCAATAAAGTATTAGATACGCTTGGCGTTAAAGTGGGTGAAAAAACTATTCGCGAGATAACCAAGGCAAGCGAAAACGCCCAGTCGTTTGATGAGTTACTTGCGTTGTTGCCAGGGCAAGATCGTATAAAAGTTCTAAAAGCTATAAGTGACCCTGATACTTGGGCTAAAATCAACACCGTAGCAAAGAACCCCGCAACATCAAAAGCCTTAATGGGTGTTTCTGCCGATGTACCCCAAATGCCAGCAAATGCGCTTGCGTCCGAACAACCACAGAATGTAAACGCCCTTGCGAGGTAAATCATGGACTGGCAATACTTATTTAATATGGTAGCTGGTGCAGGTATGCTTGGCGTAGGCTGGTGGTGTCGCCAAATATGGGACTCGGTTCAGCTATTAAAAAAAGATGTTCAAAGTATTGAAGTAGCGCTACCAACAAATTATGTTCGCAAAGTAGATTTAGACGTTAAGTTTGATAAGTTAGAGGCTACTTTGCAACGTATTTTGGATAAGTTAGACCAAAAGGCAGATAAAGAATGAAAATGTATAAGTCAAAGACTATGTGGTTTTCTTTGGCAATGCTAGTGTTTGGTGCTGTAGAAATGTATTTTCCGTATTTAAGGGACAACATTGAGCCTAAATACTATGGCCCAATTTTTATGACCATTGGAGTTATCTGCGCTGTTTTGCGTTTTTACACTACTCAGCCTTTGGATGAAAAATGATCTACGCTCTATATTTAGTTCTTGTACCTTTAAGTCTATTCTTGACGCTTATTGCTGTTATCTTAGCGCCTGTACTGCCTGTGTTAGCTACCGCACAAGAGGGTTGGCTTGATAACCATGCTAAATGGGGCTATGGGCCACGTTTACCTACTTGGCTATCTTGGTTTCAAACGCCTGACAATTCGCTTGATGGCGACGCTACATTTGAACGCTTAAACGGTATTAGCTATTGGTCTAAAGTTAAATGGCTATGGCGTAATCCTTGTTACGCTTTTGCATTGCGTTATTTAAGTAACCCTTTTTATACTCAAGTGTCTGGCGACAAAACAATTAAGGACAATGACAATGCAAAAGCAGGCTGGTGTTTGGTTCACGCTAATGGACTATTTCAATTTACTCTTGTTGCCCCTATTGGCTATAGCCGTTGTATTTATATTAATTTGGGGTGGAATGTGCGTGGTTTGGTCGATGATAACGTCCAACCAAAGCCTGATCCGTATCAAGCCACATTCGTCTTTTCGCCAAGAATAAGCGGTTTTAGATAAAAAAAAATGATCTCCTATGCGCGAATTGGAATTTTGGTTGGTATTTTTATGGCTGGTCTGCTTTTGGGCTGGGGTTATGAGTATCGGAATTTGGTGGCCTACAAAGCAGAAATTGAAGCAATGGCTAAAATTCAGCAAGCCAAAAACGAATCTATCGTCAAGCAACAAACGCTAGTCAATAAAGGAATTGAAAATGAGTACCAAGCTAAGTTGTCTGCTCTTAAGTCTTATTATGGTGGGCTGCGCCACCCCGGTAGCAGTTCAATGTCCGGCGTTCCCCAATCCACCATCGGTATTGATGGAAAAGCCACCAACCTTGAACTTGCTTGCGCCTATACAACGCAGCAATTAGTGTCGCTTCAAGGGTGGGTGCAACAACAACTTGAAGTCAAATGAGTCCGAATTTACAAGCATTTCTTGATATGATTGCGGTGTCTGAAGGCACTGCGGGAAAGGGTGACGATGGTTATAATGTCATTGTTGGGGGCAGTTTATTTGAAAGCTATGATGACCATCCAAGAAAATTGGTATGGCTTCGTCCCGGCCTTGCGTCCACGGCGGCGGGCAGATACCAACTCTTAAAGCGGTATTACGATGCTTATAAGAAGCAGCTTAACTTACCCAATTTCAGCCCTCTATCCCAAGATTTGATTGCTATACAACAGATTCGTGAACGTGGCGCGTTGCAAGATATTGAAATGGGCTATATCAGCGTAGCCATTGATAAGGTTAAAAACATCTGGGCGTCCCTTCCTGGGGCTGGTTATGGTCAGCATGAAAACAAATTAGACAAATTAATTACATCTTATAAAGATGCAGGTGGTACAGTAGCGTAACTAATTTGTCATAATTGCCTGATTTAATTGGCAAAAATCTCTGAGGTGAATATGCGGTATTCTAAAAAAGAAGATGATGCTTTTATAAAAATTTGGAAACAATTAGGCTCACCCACCTTAGTAGGAAAAGAACTAGGGGTAAACCCTAGAAGTGCTATGACTCGGCGTAGTAACATAGAAATACGCTATGGCATTAAGCTACCAACTTTCAACTCTCAACGAGATGAAAAAAAGCCCAAACAAAAAAAGATAGAGCTAGCCGCGCACAACGTCCGTAGAGGCATTGATGTTGATAAAGTCAAACACGTTATTGTGTTTTCAGACGCCCATTTTACCGATACGACCACCACGGCGTTTAAAGCCCTCTTGAAGATGATTAAAGAGTTTAAGCCACAGGTGATTATCTGCAACGGCGACGCCTTTGATGGGCAGGTTTTAAGCCGTTTCCCGTCAATTAATTATGATGCCAAGCCCACAGTTCTTGAAGAACTAAAAGCCTGCCGTTATCACTTAGATGAAATTGAAAAAGTAAGACCTGCTGGTTGCCGTCTAATATGGACGTTGGGAAACCACGATATGCGCTACGAGGCTTGGTTGGTTAACAAGGTGCCTGAATACAGCGGCGTAGATGGGTTTAGTCTTAAGTACCATTTTCCTAATTGGGAAACGTGTTGGAGCTTTTGGATAGGTGAAGAAACCGTAGTCAAGCACCGTTTTAAAGGTGGCCGCACGGCGGGTTATAGCAATTTGGTTGCAGCGGGGAACACGAACATCATTACGGGGCATACGCACGTTCTCTGTGTAAGTCCAATTAGTAATTACCAAGGCAACTTTTTTGGCGTCCAGACCGGTTGCTTGGCTGATCCTATGTCGCCCACTTTTGAGTATGTGGAAGATAACCCACTTGACTGGCGTTCAGGATTTGTCATGCTATCGTTTGACCAAGACAGAATGTTAATGCCAGAGCTTATTATGGTCAGCGATGAACAAAATGGTGAATACGAGTTTCGTGGCAAAATTCATGCAGTATGAAAGCATGATGGCATGAAATTAACACCCTATATCCTAGAATCCCTATACTTGTGTATGGCATCTTGTCACCCCATGCGGAACTGGGACTTGCCTGCGCCAGAGCTTATCCAGTTCAAGGTAACTAGGGAATCAGATGCCATGGCTACCTACCGCTACCAAGAAGATTTAGAGAAGCCTCATATCATTACCATTAGCCGTCTGCGTAATGAGCATTTTGATACCGTGCAACGCTCATTGGCTCACGAAATTTGTCACATGAGTTTTTGGAAAACAGATTACTGGGACAAGCATGGCAAAGCGTTTAAAATCCGTACGCGGCAGATTGCAAGAGAATTTGGGTGGGATAGCTTAGAGTTATGACGGGGCGTTAAGCCGACGTTGTAGGATGCAGTAATTGGGTAATTTTTCGGCTTTCTCGCCCATTTGTAACAACTGCCAAATACAGCCCTACTACTAATAAATGTGTAATTAACTACACATATTAGTACCTATATGTATAAATTGAGCCGTATTTTATACATATACGGCTCATAAATCTTCCTGCCCAACAATTTTATAAACTTGGTTGATTATGTTTAAGACGTGTTTAATGTCTTTAGGGCTTAATTGACCCATCAGCTGCAAAATTTTTATCACCGCAACATCATTGTCTAATGGTTGAGGTTTTACTATAGTTTCAATCATTTGGTAGCGATCAAATAAGCGCCGTAATTGGCAAAACAATAACCTGAATACATACACGCCAAGCCCATATTTCCTTTAAATGCTTGTTCAATGGCTATGTAAGCGTATATCAGCCCTGTGACAATAATTAACCAACTACTCATTTGGCTCTATGTACTTTTCAAGCCGTAAAATTCGCTGCGTATCAAAACTGCATAGCGTTGAATAATACTCAGAATGAGTCTTGTTTTCTAAATAGCTACGTTTGGCGCTTTCTAGCTCTTTAATTGCTAGAGTCTTTGCTGATGGGGGATTGACTAATAACATCCAAAATCTTTTTAATGCGTTCATTTTGATTCCTTTTCGTGGTGCAGTCTTGACAAAACCATTTGCAAGTCAGACCGCCAGGGTTATTTACTACGCTGCCAGTTACATTATTCTTGCGTTGTTGGCAATTGCTGCAAATTCTTAAGGTCATCGTCCAAATATCGAGTCATAAATAGGTGTCATAGATGATGGATTATAGACGGGCGTGGTATATACCATTGGTGCTACAGGCGCCATTACGGTACCTAGGCTTTGACCTTGTGGGCCATAGACGTAGGTAGTATTGCCAGACTGCATGGCAGTGCCAGCAGATTGACCTTGTGGGCCATAAAAGTATTGCGTATTGCCTGATTGTTGAATTGTGCCTAGACTTTGCCCTTGAGCGCCGTATAAGTACGTTGTTTGAGCATTACAGCCTGTAATAGTAAATACATAGCCAACAACAAAGCCAGCAATAAAGATAAATATAGCTTTCATTTAATTCTCCTTGCAATTTCTCGTTCTATGTACCACTTTGCCTTGCGTAAATCCTCAATGGCGTCATGCTTCTCATCTGCCCGCCAAATGTACTTAACAGCGTTGCCAAGGCAAAAACTCATGTGTTCGGTGACCTGAATACATTCCACCCCTGACGGATGGCTTGTGTAGTGTTTTGGATGGTTTACAGCGTCATGTTGAGGATTGTTTGGTTCAAAATGGCTCATGGATTCTTTGCTTCCTTTAAAAGTTCAATACGCTCACGTGATACACGTAATACGTTGTAGCGTTGATGTAGACGTTGTAATACAGACGCTCGCTTCTCGCCAAAGCGTTCTTGTTCCAACATTCCCCAAATATCGGCTTCGGTCATATTACAAAGGACATCATTTAGTTGACGCCAACTTAGCTTGCTCATGCTCAATTCTCCTTTCTAATTCAGTAAGGGTTTTCCCTAACTTAATAACCGCACGTTCTGCGGCGTTATAAGTTCGGTGCCGAATAATGCTTTCAGCTTTTGCTGCTTTTAGCTTTGCTTTTAGTAGCTGTAATCGTTTCATCTATAACTTTCTGTTGTTGTACGATAACTTGTACAAGTTCTCTAATAATCGTAGCAAGATTGGTATGCGGAGCATATTCGTCAATATCACTAGCTAGTTTTAATGCTTTTTCAATTAATTTCATTTCAATTCCTCAATTGCTATGTCTGAAATAGCCCTCTTATCCTTTAAGGCGTCCCAAATCCTTTGGTCAATCGTTTTATTAGTTAACAAAAGGTAAACCCATACATCGTGTTTTTGACCGCTACGATGCAAGCGTCCTACTGTTTGCTCATACAACTCAAGGCTCCAAGGCAACGATACAAAGACCATCTTGCTACCGCCATGCTGAAGATTGAGGCCATGCCCTGCTGATTTAGGGTGAATCAATAGCAACTCAATCTTGCCATCGTACCAACGCTCAATCGCTTTAGGATCATTGATAGTCTGCGCGTTGGGGTACCGACGCTTTAATTCTGCTAATTCTTCAACGTAGTTGTAAACAATAATCGTGTTGGCGCGTTGATTCTCTTGTAGCAACTCATCTAATAAATCAAACTTGTGGTGCGAAAACCACAAAGGTGTTTGCGTTACGTTCATGCGCCCTGGCGTATTAGACGGCGTAGTTTCAGTCTGATAAATAAAACCTGACGCCATTTGTTGTAGCTTTCCGGTCACAACGGCTGCGCTAACTGCCGTGATCTCTGTGTCTTTAAACTCAACAACATAATCTTTTTTCATCTTTTCGTATGGGGCGCGGTCTGTCAGATCGCAACTTAACTCGACAACATGGCATGGCGGCAACGTATCAGCGTATTCGCCAGCTTCTAAAACAAACGTAGCAGGCTTAATCTTTTCCATGACTTTTCCTAATGAGCCTACACGCGGCTCCCACTCGCCAAAGTCTTTATTAACTAGGACGAAATACTGTTGCATAAACGCGCCTTTGGCACGTCCTAATAAATTCTGATCGACAATTTTGCACTGACCAAAGACATCCTCTAAACCATTGCTAGTAAAGCTACCTGTCAAACCCCAACGAACTTTAAATGGGTCTAGCACTTTAGATAGCGCTTTAAATCGTGCGCCTGATGGGTTCTTTAGCCGTGTTAACTCGTCAAATACAATGCCATCAAAATCTAAAAATTGCTCTGATAACCATTGCAAACTGTCGTAGTTAACTACTACTACTTTGGACTTACTACGCAGCGCTTTAAGACGTTGGTCAGGTGTGCCTACAGCAACGCTTAGGGTTAACCCTGTAGCCCACTTGGGTTGTTCTACAGGCCATACATCCGTACAGACGCGCTTAGGGGCAAGAACAAGCCAACGCTTAACTAACCCCTGCTTGATGGCGTCTTGCATCGCTGTAAGCGTTATAGCCGTCTTGCCAGCGCCTACGGGCGCTAAGATCATGGCTCTGTCTTTCTCAAACAAAAAGTCAGCCGCCGTGTCTTGATAAGGGCGCAATTTCATACGTGGCTCATCCAAGTGTCAATATGGTCTTTAGTCCATAGGCAAGCGTAGTTTTGGTTAAGTTGTTTAAGATTACGGGCGTGGATGCCTTGTAGCGCAGACAACTTGCCCCCTTCGGTTTTTAGCTCAACGAACCACGTCTGCCCACCTGGTAAGCAAGCAATGCGGTCAGCTACCCCGCGTTGGTTAGGGGATCTGAACTTGTAGGTAATGCCCCCAAGGGACATTACAGCCCAGATAAAGTATTTTTCGATTTCAGTTTCTTTTGTCATGTGGTAAATATATCACAGTAAAAAAGTTTTGCACAACATTTATTTTTAGGGTATAGTGGAATCTCAGTCAACTAAAGTAAAGGAAACAAAATGAACGCTCCCGTCTTACATTCCCGTGTTGTTGGTGGTTCTACAGCCAAGCGGGTTATAGCTTGTCCTGGCTCAGTAGCCCTATGCGCGGCCATGCCACCTAAACCTTCTAGCAAATACGCTGACGAAGGCACCCTACTTCATAACGTCATGGATATTATTCTTTCTACAGGTCAAACGCCTGAATCCTGTTTTGGTATGAAGTATGGCGATATCAAACTAACTGATGAACTCATTAATGAAAAAGTTTACCCAGCACTGCGGGCATTAGATGAGATTGACCCTAATAAGGAAATGGAATATGCAACAGAAACGCGTGTTGGCTTCGGTGATTTTCTTCCTGATGTGTTTGGCAGCACCGATCTTCTTGGCCGTATTGGTAGACGAGCTTTCATCCTTGACTGGAAGTTTGGCTCAGGAGTTGCGGTTGATGCCGAAGAAAACGATCAACTTATGTTCTACGCAGCCGCAGCTATGCGAACCCCCGAAGTCCAATGGGTATTTGATGATTGTGACGAAATCGAGTGCATCATTGTCCAGCCGCCAAGTGTAAAGCGTTGGGTTACAACTACTAAACGCATTAAAGAATTTGAAACAGACCTCAAAGCAGCCGTCAAGATAGCATCTAAGCCTGATGCGCCTTTGTTTGCAGGTGAGCATTGTCGTTGGTGTGCTGCCAAGCCCACTTGTCCTTTAATGACAGGCGCAGTTGAACGCGCCCTACACGCTCAAATTGACATACTAGATGTAGCTCAAATAGCGAGCTACTTAAAAAAAGCCGATACGCTAGAGCAATGGATTGCTGATCTGCGTGGGTTAGCGCACCAAGTCTTAGAAGTAGGTAAACCTATCCCTGGTTACAAGTTAGTAGCTAAACGAGCTACCCGCCAATGGGTTGACGATGATGAAGCTTTGGTTGCCATGATGAATGAGGGTATACCCGAAGATGAGCTAATTGTTAGTAAAATAGTATCCCCTGCACAAGCAGAAAAAGTATTGAAAAAGCATGGCAAGCAATTGCCTGCCGATCAAGTAGTAGCAGTAAGCAGTGGCAGTACGATGGTTGAGGATTCTGATCCAAGACCAACAGTTTTACAAATCGGGCAGCAACTTACCGCAGCCCTCTCTAAACTTCAATAAGGAATCAATCATGTCTAATTTAACAACATTCTCCGGTGCAAATTTACCTTCAGTAAAGTCATTAGCAACTGCGTTGCGTACCATTGAAACTGATGTAGGCGCAGCAGGTACCGTCATTATTAAGATGGACAAAACAGGGCATTGGGTATTTGGTGCAGATCAGACCGAAATCGAAGATGCTTCCACATGGGCAGTTAATCCTTTCTCATTTGTTCACGGCTATATTGCGTGGGGCGATGGCGAAGTATTGGCTGAGAAAATGGTTAGCGTAAGCCAGCCATTGCCTGAACTTGAAGCAGCGCCTCCTGGTGCTAAAAAAGGTTGGGAAACTCAAGTTGGTATGTCTATCAAATGTCTTGATGGTGAAGATAAAGGCATGGAAGCCCGTTATACAACAACTTCGGTTGGCGGTAAAAAAGGCGTTCAAGCTTTAGCAGTTGCCATTGCTACGCAGGTAGAAAAAGACCAAGACAAACCAGTACCAGTAGTACAACTTGGTAAAGAGCATTACACCCATAAATCATACGGACGTATTTTTACCCCTGTTTTCAAAGTATTGGAATGGGTTGGTATGGATGGTGAAGCCCCAGCCGAAGAAGCGCCTGAAGCATTAGACGCGCCTGAAGCTGAAGCCGCGCCAGTGCGTCGCCGTCGTATAGGAGCTTAATATGTCTATCAAACTAGACCTTGTTATTGAAGAAGTGAATGGTGTTCTCATGGCATTAGGCAAAGCGCCTTATGAAATGGCTCAACCAATCATTGACAAAATCAAATCACAAGCTATCCCACAAGTGCAACCTGTTGCGCCTGCGGAAGCAGAAGTAGTAGCAGAGTAAAAAATAGGGGTGGTTGACATTATTCAGTTCTATGGCTCGCAGAGATTTCAGGACTAAGAAGGATACCGCCCCTACCCTATATGACAATACTTTATTTGGATTACGAAACGCGTAGCCGATGCGACTTACGCAGTCGCGGGGCTTATAACTACGCACGGGATCCTAGCACCGAGATTATCTGCATGGCGTATGCTTTTGATGACGAAGAAGTAGCTTTATGGGAACCTTTTGCAACCTTTCCACAGAAAATTATTGACCATATTCTTTCTGGTGGTCAGATCAGAGCGCATAACGCTGGCTTTGACCGTTTGATTACTGAATACGTTTTATGTCAAGACTTTGACGTTCCTACCCCTTATTTATCACAGTGGTATTGCACTGCTGCACAAGCACGGGCTAACTGCGCTCCAGGCTCATTAGAGGACGTTGGACGCTTTGCTAGTAGCAGTATGCGTAAAGACCATCGAGGCAATCAATTGATACGCCTGTTGTGTATCCCAAGGGCAGATGGTACATTTAATACAGACCCCACCTTGCTGGCAGAAATGGGTAACTACGCCCTACAAGATGTCAGAACCATGCGGGCGATCTCTAAAGCTATGAGGGAGTTATCTTCTGATGAGCTTATGGACTATCATGTCAACGAGCGCATCAATGATCGCGGCGTGTTATTAGACAAGCCACTAGCTGAGTCTGCGATTCGTTATGCAAGTCATGAGCTTGCAGAGATCGAGAATCTTGTATCTGAAATAACCCAAGGCGAAATTTCATCGGTGCGCTCACCTCGCATGAAAGAATGGGTACTTGCCCGTGTTGGCGATGATGCCAAAAAACTCATGGAGAATTACAAAGATGGTGATAAAAAGTATTCAATTGACAAAGCTGTTAGGGCGAACCTTCTCATCCTTGCCGAAGAAAACCCAGAGCAAATACCGCCGGAAGTTGCTGATGTTATCCAATGTGCGGACGACCTTTGGGCGTCGAGCGTTGCCAAATTTAATCGTTTAAAGGATTTAGCTGATGTCGAAGATGATCGAGTTAGAGGTGCTTTTGTATTTGCTGGCGGCAGCGCCACCGGGCGTGCTTCTAGCTATGGAGCGCAAGTCCATAACTTTACTCGCAGATGTGCCACCGATCCCGATGCCGTCAGACAAGCAATGGTTAGAGGCCACTCAATTGTCCCTGCCTTTGGACGACGAGTTACTGATGTCCTCAAAGGAATGTTACGACCTGCCCTTATACCCCAACGGGGAAAATCATTAGTTGTTGCTGATTGGGCGGGCATTGAAGCTAGGGTAAACCCTTGGCTATCTAATTGCCCTGCTGGCATTAAAAAATTAGAGTTGTTTGAGCATGGCGATGACATTTACAAAGTTAATGCAAGTGCAACATTCCACGTTCCTGTCGCTGATGTAAACAATGAGCAACGTCAGATTGGTAAAGTCCAAGAGTTAGCCTGTGGCTTTGCAGGTGGCATAGGAGCGTTCGCTGCAATGGGGCGCGCCTATGGCATTTTGTTACCTGAGCCTCAAGCCAAGCGAATGGTCGCAGCGTGGCGGATGGCTAATCCTTGGGCGGTTCCTTATTGGCAAGACCTTGAAGAAGCCTACACAAGAGCGATGCGAAACCCTAAACACGAATTTAGCGCAGGTAGGGTTTGTTATATGTACGATGGCTTGCATCTTTGGTATGCTCTACCTTCTGGGCGTGTACTTTGTTACCCGTTTGCAAGAACAGAAGCGGACGGAATAACGTACGCT